CCCTCATAGCCCACCTCAATGGGGCCAACCTTTTCCTTGGTGATGCGGCCGGCCAGTGAATCACCATCAGTGTTGTCATCCTGAAGGGATCCGTTGTCAAGATAACGGCCGGCATATTCAGCCGTTGCATCTTTGACCTCTTGTGGCACACCATCAACATAGTCACCGCGGCAATCAGTCACGTCATCACGCGGCCACTCAGTGGATTGGCCCTCAGTCAGCTTCACACCTTGATACCTGAAGCGCTGGTCAACATATTCAGTGCCGCGGATGATGGCAACCTGGAGCTCATCAGACGTCTTGGCAGAATAGTCAACACCGTGATTCTCCCAATACTGCAGAAACTCAGCCTCTGTGATGTAAGCGTTGGCGCCTGATACGGTGCCGGTGTCATCCTGAACATTGAACTGTATGGCCATTATTTAACTCCTTATGGCGTGGGCTTGGGATTGGTCAGCCGCTCACGCACTGATATTTTCAGTTCCGTCAATCCTTCACGGATCCATGCAATATTAGACTCTGCCTTGCCGCTGACGGCCAGGGCCTGCAAGGCGTTCTTGCCGGCATCATCTGCCTTTGACTCAATCATCTCCTGTCTGGCCTTGATCTGCATCCGCTCAGCCGTTGCCGCTGAGTTCTCGCGCATGATGTTCACGGAAATGGTCAAGGCGCCTATGACAAATACGCTCTGAAGGCCAAGGATGGCTATGACAAGGCGCTTGAAATCACCATGTGCACTCCTTAACTCTTCAACATCAGTGCATGTTTTATGATCTTTGTCACTCATGGTTTTTCCTTTTTTTGCTTGAGGTTGCCATCTTTATGAATATGATCCAGCTTCATTGTGCGGCCCTGTTGGCGGTGTAAAATCTTCCGTCCAAAGGCACGTACCATTTACGACCAATAAACTATCGCAATTTCCCTTCATGCCCCTATTGGTCGTAGTGTTATGCCCACCCACAACGGTTATCGTCTGAGGGTCGATTGTTTGCGTGCTACTCGCTCTCGTTCCAACTACCACGCCATTTACGAATAATCGCATATTGTTGCTCGCGTCCCGCGTGACGGCAAGGTGCGACCATTGATTGTAGGGAAATCCGCCAACCGTAGATTCTAGACTTGACGTGCCCCAGGTGACCTGTGCTTGGTTGTTGACGCCCCACAGCAAAATTCCAGAGTTTTGAAAGGTTCCCATTTCCAATATGCCGGAAAATCCTGACGCGTCAGGTCTTGCCCAACAGGCAATAGTGAGCTCCCCGTTCATAACGAACTCTGAACGATCCTCTATTGACAGATAGTTGGCGCTATTGTTAGAGCAATCCAATGAACCGTCACCGTATTTCTTAACCACGCTGTCAGACAAAGGCGAACCAACCTTTGCTACAGTGTTTTCTAGGGAGCTACCGTCAACGAAAGAATCTGTATCAAATTCCAAACTCAAAACCGTATCATCCCACCAAGACGGTTGACTGCCGCCAACATTTGGCATGGCATTTATCATGCGCTCAATTGCAACGGCCACTATCTTTGGGCTGGTGCCTGCATTGATGTCAAGATTTTCAGCGGCCTCAACAAATGGGGTGAAGTCAGTGACGGCTGAAGCGTCGGCTATATCCCTGCAAGCTTGCTTGATGCGCTGTGACCAGGTAAGCCCCTGGCGTGTGTTGCCTCCTATCGCCTCAAGGGCCAAGGCCGCACGCCTCAACATAGTGCCGCCATTGGCAACGCCTGCCTGTGCTTCAGCCGCGTCTGCAAGTCTGGAAAGTAATGACATAAGGGCTCCTTAAAGCAGTTCTCTGAAGTTCAGACTTGTCAACATGGGTGCATTGTTGCTCAGCGGTGCAATGACAAGCACAAGCTCATCTCGAACGCCGGCGATTGTCGAACCTATGCGGAGAGCGGTCTTGAGTTCCTGTTGCACTGTGCGCGTGGTTGTGGATGCATAGCCGCTTGAGATGACAACACCCTCAGCAGTGGCCGTGATCACACCATCACCAACCGCGTGCTGTACGGCTGAGTCACCCAAGTCACTGTATGACAGCGGCGCTGACAGTGTTGGATTCAAGCATATGCTCCACCTGAAGGCGTCATTTGTAGTGCAAATGGCAGACAGCCCCTCTGGAATGACCGTAACGTCTTTATAAGCGGCCTTCAGTTTGATGCCCACAACTGGATATTTGGTGCTAGCTGTGGGCAAAGTCACCGGTGTGACATCATTGTCAACCACTCTCAAAACGCCTGTTTCCTCAGCGCCACCCTCAGAGATGACCGTTGAGCAAATATGTCTAATCGTGCTCCCTGCAGTGCCATCAGTCTCAATGGAGTACCTGAGCGGCAAGTTGGGCGTGGACATATACACGCGGTCAAAGGTCGGATCATTGGCGTGATTGAAGTTGTGCACGTAATAGATCAAGCCGTCAATCACAAAGCCCACACGCACGCGGCCAACACCCAGCCACTCAAAGTCAATCACCAGGATCTGACAGCCTGTGAGATCAAGAGTGATGCCGCTTTTGCCGGTGCCATCCATCTTGTCAACGTTCCAATTGGCTTGGGTGACTGTTTCCTCAATAGTGCCATCCTTGGCAATGTTCCAAGACACGTCACCATCTGACTCAAAGAATATCCCATTGTTGGGCGTCAGGTTGTTTCCGGTGCCATCATCGTCAAAAAGCCCAACTCTGCCAGTGATGCCGGCCACCTGTGGGCTCTGAAAGGTCATCAGCACAAGCTGGCTCTTGCCAGGCTGATAGTTAAATCTCTGTTTTGTCTGCCTGATCACATAGTCAGCCGCGTTGGCCGTGACGGTCATCTCAACGTCAGAGTCAGCCGGCACATGAGTGCTGGTTGCACTGCCACCAAGTTCCTCATCCCAAAAGAGAGGTTGTTTGTCATGCAATTGCTTGCTGTCAAAGATCGTCAGCGGCTCAGAGATGCGCAACCTGGCAAAGGCGTCAACAGCCGGCGTGTCACCATACTCTTGGACACTCACCCTCAGATTTTCATTGTTGGTTGCTCCAATGAAGCTGGTGGTGCCATCAGGCTTCAGGCCCTGCAGTGTGGCAATCCTATCCTCTGTCTTGCTGATGATGATGTGTGACAGGCTGATTGTGTTGGTGGTGTTGAAGGTGATGCGCAATGCAGTGAACGCCACAACACCAATATTGAAGTTGCCACTGGACACGCTGAAAGAGTAGAAGCGAGACTCAAGATCCAAGGCACTGGCTGAGTTGTCATTGAGCGTGAACCATGTGGTGCCGCCTCTCTGTGCCTCAATCTTGATGTTGCTGTGTGTGCCGCCATTGGTATCACCAACAGCAATGCCGGAGGCTGTGACTGAACGATTAAACTTCAGAATGATGGTCTTGGGATTGTCACCGGTTGAGTTGACAATCTGAGTGTCAAGGTCATTGAACAGGTCAGCAACAGTGCCGCCAGTAAAGCCGTCAGAAGATGAGTTGTCAGCATCAAGATCCTTCTCATACACTGAATCACCGTTTGTGGGCAAAGGATTCTGACAGGTCACCGTGCCTTGCTCATTTGCCAACTTGACTCCATCATACCGGCCCTGACCGGTAAGTGCATCAATAATGCTTTGCAAAAGGCTCATGTTAAATCTCCATATGAGCCGGCACGGTGACCGGCCCTGTTATTCTTTCTGACTTGCCGCGTGCTCTTCCAGCTTCTTGCGAAGCGTGGCCACATTGTTCATGTGGTGTGTGGGGATCCCAAGTGCCTCACACTCTGAAAAAAGCTTCTCACGTGTGGTCATCTCATCACCGGCCGGAGGTTTGGCGGTGATTTGTTCTGTCTGGGTGGATTCTTTGCCGGCACCATCCTTCTCAAGGGCCTGCATGGCCTCAAGAAGTTGCTTGGTGTCTTTGGTGTTTACGTTCGAAACGCCAAGGCCCTTGGCTTTCTTGCGGAGCTCTGCCAGTTCCTTGTTGGGTGCCAGGCTTGAATGCCGGCCGGCCGGCTTGGTGGGCTTCTCAGCGGATTTGGAAGAGTTCAGGCCGCGGATGCCGCACTTGTGTCCCTTGACTTCATCCAGCTTGATTGTTTCCCCACACTTGAAACATTGGGTCATGTCCTTGGCCGGTGGGTTGACGTACTTGCCGCCATTGTTGCGCTTGGGGCTTCTGACGTGAGGCTTTTTGATTTCAGTGATCATAATCACACCTGTTTGCTTGAGGATTTGGTTGCGGTGATCTTATTTCTGGGCTTTCTTGCGGCTCTTCTTGCACTTGTGGGGTTTCTCCACAGGATAGCTGACGCCGCACTTGGGGCAAACCTGTTGTTTACCGGTTGCAACTTTCTTGGCCATGATGCACCTATTGCTTGGGGTTCACGTTCGAAACGAGAGAGAAGATGGGGAGCCCAGGTATCCAGGCTCCCCAAGCGCTTACAGGTTACCGGCTGAGATAACGGAGATAAGCGTTGATCGTCTCAGAGCTCTCATCTGCACTGGCAGTGACCTCAAGCTTGCAATACGGCCCAATGTCCTCAGGGATGTATGCAACGATCTCATCACCGGCCGCAAAGTCAAGCGTTCCACCGGAAGGCGCGCCGCGGAAGAGCGGAATGCTGGTGGTGGATCCACCGGAAGTCTCAGCGTGCAGAAGGTTGATATCCAAGGTCTGACCGTCAGCAATGCTGATAGCCGTCTGTGCTTCAACCTGGATGCCAATGGCTCCCTGGTCTTTGCCGGCCATGAACTCATCAGAGGTCTTGGTGGTTGCGTTGGGGAGTGCTTCAGCATCCCAAATGGCGTCAGGATCAAACTTCAGCCACTCTTTGGAGATCTTTTCACTGGTAATTGCTCTAGGCATTTGATTGCCTCCTTTTTTTGATTTTCAGTTAATCCTGTTAATTGCCTTAGGAGACAACCGCTTCAGCGTCAACGGTGAAGTTGCGGCTGGTTTGGATCTGGGTGGTGTCCCATGCGTTGATGAGACGGTTATAGTCACCATCACCAACCAGAGTCTGAAGGGCCGCGGCCTTGTACTTGCTCAGCACCAGGCGCCACACTTTTGGATGGCAATAGATGCGCGTATTTTCACCAGCGCGGCAATCTTCAAGCATGACCTCAATGTCTTCCTCACTGGGGATGTCCCAGTTGGCAGGATCTGCATCCTGGAGGTCAATGTTGGCAATGCCGGAGACATAACGAGCGTTGGCCAGTTGCATGCCAAAGTAAGACTTGTAACGCACGCCATAAACCAGACGATTGTTGCTGTCTTTGTAGAGGTTGCCACCGTTGATGGGCAAGACGTCCATGACGGCGCCGTCACCAAAGCCGGTGGGACTCATCAGGCCATTAATCTCACCAGATACCCAAGTCACGGCTATAATGGAATTTTGCTTGTCTGCGGTGGATCCACCAGCGTCTTGAAGCTTGCCGTTTTCCTGGGCAAATGCGCGTAGGTTGTTATAAATGATGGACTGCTCAAGGCTGTTGCCTGTCTTGCGGAAGATGGGAGCCTGTTTCCTGGTGAAATAACGAGCGGCGCCGCCATAGCGCTTGGCTTTGTCTTCACCAACTTCAATGATGCCGCCAATGATGGAGAGATCAACCTGTTTCAGGTCAGTGGTTGCGTTGACAACCGGCAGGGCTTCATCACCATCAACTATCTGAGCCTCAGTGACGCTCTCAAGCTCTTCATATACGTTGTGTAGTTCATCTGTGGAGTCTTCCACAGGGATGCTTGCCAAAATGGGGCTCTCTTCAAGGAGTTGATCCACCATCTGGGGCTGTTTGTTGCTCTTCTCAATAGCAACTTCGCGGAATGCATTGTTCAGACTCATGTTGGAGCCTCCGTCTTTCTTGTGAAGGTTTAACGGAGACTCCAACGCTGTGGTGGCTCCGTTTAGGAGTTAGGCACGCCTTTGCTGGCAAGGTAATCCTCTGCACTGACAGGCCCATCGCCTGTAGGGCTTGGCTTATTCGCGCCACCACCAGCGCCACCGCTGTTGGACTTGATAGCCAGATAAGGATTGTCCTTCACATGAAGGGGGAAAAACTCTTCCGGCTTCAATGAATTTATACCCTCCAAATCAGCACGTGTCAAGAGATCCTTGTCAGAAAACTCAAATTTATCTGCAATTATCTCCACCTCACGGTCAATGCACTCAGGCCGCAAATGCTTGGCCGCTTCTTTTCTCAGGATGTCCTTGGCCTTGTTGCGCGTGACGGTGTTGCTGAGTTCATCATACTTGGTCTGAGTCTCAGCGGATTTGGTCTTGAGCTCTTCATTCTCGCGCTCCAACCTGGCAAGCTTGACAAGATCCTCATGGGTTGGGGCATCCTTGCCGCCTTTCAAGCCACCTTCCTCAATCTGCTTCTCAAATGCCTTGACCTGATCCTCTGCGGTGGCCAGCTTGGCGTTGACCTCATTGAGAGCGTCTTTAGTGGCCTTGTGGTCATCACGCTCCTTGCGTGCCGCTTCCTGAAGCCGGTCAATGTCAGCCTGGGTCTTCAGGCCCTCAACCTCAGTCAGTTCAAACTTGCCATCCTTCTCAGTGTACAATGATTCAAAGTCCTGGGGGACGTCCTCTTTTTTCTCATAAACATGCTGTAGTTTCATGGTGTCAACCTGTATTTGGTGATTAATAGATCAGTCTTGATGCCTTCCAACACGCCAATGATCTGGTGTGTGGATAGCGCTGACTCAAGCACAGCGCGATTGATTACAACCGCAAGCTCATTGTGCAACTGTGTCTCTGCAGTTTCCTCCTTTTTGCTTTGTTCATCCGTTTCCTCAGCCGGTGCCGTTTCCGGCGCTTCAACAATCTTAAAGTTGTGCGCAATGGTTGCGGTTATCTTGATGCGCTCAATATTGCCTGCTTCAGGATCCTCATAATGAAACCAGAAGTCACCTGGCACGCCTGTGATGGTGCCAATATAGACCTCATCCGCTTCATAGCTGGCGCTTTGCCCCTCTGCAAATAAACTGCCATTCCTGTCAGTAAACTCAAATCCGTCACTCATTCTGTTGCCTCCGTTTATCTCAGCCTTCTAATTTTCTCAACTGTTCCAATGTAAGCGTCTTACCACTGCTGTCAACAAACTTGTCAAGAGTAAACTTGCCAGAGCGCCACAGCTTTGCCCTGGTCTTGCCAAGCACCTCATCCTGAAACTCCTTGGGCTGACGTCTCAACCACTGTGGGTATGTGGTGCGCGCCGGCACCGTGCCAATGTTCTCAGCGGCCCACTGGCGCCGGATCTTTGCTATCTGTGCGCGGCGTTGCTTTGGTGTCATGCCCTTCCAGCCGGCCTCACCGGCCTTGGCCTTGGCTTCAGCCCTGAAGTCACGCTCTCTCTTTCGCCTGGTGCGTGCGTCTCTGACAAACGGCCGCTCACCAAGAGAGTCAGCAAGTTGCTCATCATCCACAATGGGCGTCATGGTT